GCCGCTTCGAATGTTTTCTCAACTGATCTTTTCAAAAAGAAACCGACAAATGTTAAAAAGAAATTTTTTTCTCGTAACTGTAATAAGGGTGACAAGTGTGCTAGTAGCAGTTGTCACTTTGCACATCCTAATCGTCTCAGTTCTTTGGCGAAAGAGTTTTTGCCTAAGCCTGAGATGCTTAATGGTCGTAAGAAGATGGAGTGTGTGGTTCCTGCGCATAAGGGCGTTTTTCGCCTTTTTCGTGAACCTGGCATTCAAGTTGCTCATGCGACTTATTCTTATGGGGGTTTTATTACCCCAAAACATGTTGCTAAGGAAAAACCCTTGATATTGTTGGGTGACAAATATTTTGTTGTTGATTTTACATTATGTGTTGATATTTCTACTTTTCCTTCAACTGCCATTCAGCGTGAGTCTTTAGTGTGGTTTCCTGTGCCGAAAGCGGCTCAAGATTTTGTTAATAAGTCTGGTTACAAGAGCTTTTCTGTTGGAATGTCTTCTGTTGGCCAACGTGTCTTTGTTCCCACTATTGTTGGTGTTAATTCGTATGTATCTCCTGGTCAGGTGTTGACAGTTGATTCTTATGATATTGCCACCGAATCGGGTGATTGTGGTGCTCCTGTCATTTCAGAGGGTACTGGTCAATTGCTCGGTATTCATGTTGCTGGTGACACCACTCGTAATTATTTTTTACCAATTGACGTTGAAATCTTTAAGAAGGTTATGCAAAATTTTCGGATTGCCCCGGCTTTGACCGGGGCTCCCTTGTCTCAATAGAGAAATCTATGAAGCGCACGCTTGATCGTCAAGGTGCTCTTTCTTTAACCTATAACGGGGAGGAGAGAAAAGGGATGTCGAAGGAAGCTGCTCAAATTTTAGGTAGTTGTAAAAATATGCATTTTATCGCCAGGCTTAAACGACGCGTTCATTATAAGGAGAAACGTCATGGCGATCAATTTTTTCAAAGTTGGTATGATAATAAATTTGGTCGTGATCGTTTTGAGAAAGATACGGCTAAATATCAATTGGCGCATGGTAATCATGATGCTGGTTTTCATAGTTTAAAGAAATATGATAAGGTTCAGCCTGACGTGGTGCAATCATCGATGGATGAAGCGCAGCGTTGGACACGAACTCATTTTATGGTTATGGGTCAATCAGATGTGATTAGCTTGGAAGAAGCTATCAACGTTACTAACAAAACGGCATCTATGGGATTTCCTCATTCTGAGGTTAAACCAAGTGGAGATCGTAACCCTATGGAAGATCAGAATGGGAAACCAATTGAATATGGGATTCACACGAAGGGTTTTTGGTTAAGTTTTAACAAGAATCAGGAATATTTGCAATATTATTATAATAACATTTTGATTGTTCCTGCATGTGATCCTATTATTTGGACAAACAATGTGAAGAAGGAAATTCGTCTTTTTGAGAAAGTGGTGGAGAATAAGTTGAGGACTTTTGTCTCACCGCCTATTGAACACATTGTTTCGGCGCAAACTATGTATTATGACATGAACCAAAAGTTGTATTCCGCGTTGGGAAAAACTTGGTCGTTTGTTGGCTCTACCCCCTTTTTGAGGGGTTTTCACAATATGTATAAGCGTCTTGATGTTCATCCAAATGCTTTTGAGTTGGACGAGAGTGAATATGATTCATCTTTGTTCCGAATCCTAATGTATGGTTGTCGTGATTTACGTTGGGATTTTCTTAAGAGTAAGTGGAAGACCCCTGAAAATTATTATCGTCATTGTAATCTTTATCGTGACATTGTTGAAAGTTTGATTATTTCGACTTTTGGTGATGTATTCATGAAAGAGACTGGTAATCCCAGTGGTTCGTTGAATACGATCAGTGATAATACGATAATATTGTTTCGACTGTTGGCGTATGCATGGATTGAGCTTGCACCTTTAGAGTATAAAACTTATGAGAAGTTTATGTCTAATGTTTCTGGTGTGTTGAACGGTGATGACAACACTTGGACTTGTTCTGATGAGGTTGTTGGCTGGTTTAATGGTAAGAGTGTGTCTGAAGTTTGGTCCCGGATTGGGGTTGTTACTAAGTACGGTGCTGAGGGTCCTCGTGCCCTTCGTGACTGTAAGTTTCTATCATCATCATTTGTTGATTACAATGGTGTTTGGGTTCCTTGCCCTGAGACTGAACGTGTGTTGTCATGTTTGGGAAAATTTTCTACTCGTCCGGAGAATGTTCGTTTCTCCTTGTTGCGAGCTTGTGCGATGCGTATTCAATCATATTTTAATGTGTACTGTCGTAATGTAATTGATGAGTATATTCACTATCTCATCTCGTCACATCATGATGCGTTGCATGCTCCAGTGAAGCCTGATGATCCTTTTTCTTTTGAAAAAGTGATTTCTGTGTATAAGACGGATGCTGAGTTAATAGCACTTTACACTGGTCAGGAGAGTGGTTGTTCGATCGCTGCCATTCAGGAGATGTTAGCCTATTGTGAATCTGATTTAAACTGTGACAATCACAATAGTTTTAAGATGAGTGACAATTTACATAATTTGAGTCATCATGGTGTCGGTGTTGAGGCCGCACCTAAACTTTTTGATCGTTCTCTTAAGAATGATTATGTTCCAGCCCCAATTGTGGAGGCAGCGCGGCGTTTGGTTGAAAATACTGTTGGTATACCTGTGAAGATGGTTATCGATGCAGCCATGAAGATGAAACCTGAGCGCGCTCGGGACATTTTAGATAACATAGCTAATATGCGACTTTCTACTCCTCAGAGCGTTTTGGACTCTAGAAGAAAGAATTCGCAGAAAGCAGTTATTCAGAAAGCGGTTGAGAAATTTGTTGGTTATACACCTCCTGTTGTCGATTTATCGACACAAGGCGTTGAACCTAATCCGGGCCCTTGGAAGAAGAAGGTCAATGGGCCTCGCCCTAAGGGTGGTAATAAGAGACCTTTGCCAAAAAATAAGATTAAGTCTGTTAAAAAGTTGGTGAAGAAAGTTGAGCAGAAGTTGCAAAAGGAGAACGTTCTTGTTAAGAACGTTTCTCGTGCTCAACGAAAACCTGATCGGATGAATATGAAGAGTGCTAAGAAGTTTGGTACTGATTGTGTTAATTTTACGGGGAAGGAGTTAGTTGCCACCGGCTTGACATTTACTATGGGTGAGTCGGGTGGTACCTATAAGAAAGGGATTGGTTTGAATCCCACTCAGTTAGGGGCCCCACGTTTGGCGACGGCAGCTTCGTTGTTTGAGCGTTTTTATTGCAATCATATTGCTTTCCGAGTCATTTTAGATCAAGCTAGTACGGCCACTGGTGGTTGTATAGCTTTTTGGGAAGATGATTCTGCCGCTTATAATTCGTTGCCATCTCCCCCCACTTTGTTGCAGATTGCCAATTCTAAGAGTAAGCAGCGTATGTCTTTTAATCAAAATACTAAGATTTGGCACAGTCCTGGTCATATTACTAAGAAGATGATTATGGGGCATGTTGAGAATACTGGTCGGTATATTGTTACCGCTGGGCATTCTTCTGAAGAAGCTTATCAGGGTATTTGGGTTCTTGTTACTGACCTTACTCCAGGCGGTAGTTACACCTATAATATTGAGGTTGAGTATAACTTTGATATGTGGGATCCTGTTTCTACGCAAATCTCACAATTGAACCCGATTGATGGTAATTTGTCTGTCATGAGTATTACCCAAACGTTGAGTGGTGGTAACGATTATTTGTTTCCACAGACGACTGCGGCAAGTGGTTTTCTGACTTTTGGTCCTTTGTTATTGACCTTTTATTCTGGAACACCTGCGCATTATTTGATGTCGTTGACCAAGGGTTATTATTGGATTTATTCTCACATGACTGGCACAGGGATAGGTGATCCAGCCACTATGGTTACTACCACGGTGGGTCCCGCTCCGGTTGCCTCACGTGTATTTTCTGTTTCTAATACTGCGGCTACGCAAAATTTTGCTTTCTTTAAGATTGATTGTAGCGCTTCAGAAAATAACGTTACTAATTTTGTTGCTTTTCAAGCTACTGATGTGACAATTACTAGTTATAGTATGGTTGTTATTAAAACTTCTAATTATCCAGCAGCTAATCCTTTGATTGATGAGAAGATGCAAATTATGATTGACCACATGAATAATCAGATTGGTCGTGTTCCAGCTGATACAGTTAGGAAAGTGTTGGCGCAAGAAAAACCCGGTGTTCCTGTCACAGTGGTCAATGGATTTAATTATAACGTTGACACTAAGGTGAAGGACATTGAGGAGATCAAACCTTCTTTTCGACCAATTAAGGTTGCTGTTTTTAATAAGAAAAACATGCCTAAGTTGTGTTGTGAACAAGAAGAAGATTGGGAACAACCCGGCTCTACCCCTCCGTATGAGGAGAAAAAGTCAGAGTTGTTGGCAGAGTTTGATAAGGGTGATAAACATGATCGTCGTTCGTTATTTGAGCGGCATTTGGATTCTGTTGAAGATCTTCAAGCTCGTCGTGCTGAGGCTCAGCGCCTTTTGCACCTCAGTAAAATAGTTTAGCTAGATTTTTGGGAGGTTTTGTTGCTTTTGCTTTCCCCTCATTTTCTGCTTTTTTTAAAAAAATTGTTGATGTACCGTCTGCTAGAGTGTAGA